TGACGAATAGGCTTTAACATGCAAAATTCCTTCTTCTGGAGGTTTTGCAGCTACCTACATCTATTCAGGTATTTTATCTACTTCCTAATGCAATCGCCCTGGGGGTGCGCTGGAACGGGCTTGTGTTCTTCGGCATCAAGCGTCAGGGAGACCCCGCGCCATGACTGAGGTTAAACGCAAAATCCGTGCGGCGGTGTATACGCGCAAGTCCAGCGAAGAAGGGCTGGAGCAGGAGTTCAACAGCCTGGACGCCCAGCGGGAAGCAGGAGAAGCCTATATTGTCTCACAGCGGCACGAAGGCTGGGTGTTGCTGAAAGACGCTTACGATGATGGCGGTTTCTCTGGCGGCAGTCTGGAACGTCCCGGTCTCAAGCGATTGCTGGCGGATATTGAGGCTGGGCTGATTGATGTGGTGGTGGTGTATAAGATTGACCGCCTGACCCGCTCGCTCAGTGATTTTTCCCGCATTATTGATACGTTTGAGAAACACAACGTTTCGTTCGTGTCGGTCACCCAGCAGTTCAACACCACCACCAGCATGGGGAGGCTGACGCTGAACATCCTGCTGTCGTTTGCCCAGTTTGAACGGGAGGTCACCGGCGAGCGCATCCGCGACAAGCTGGCCGCCAGCAAGCGCAAGGGCATGTGGGTGGGCGGTTGCCCACCGCTGGGCTATGATATTATTGACCGCAAACTGGTGATCAACGAGCCGGAAGCAGCCATCATCCGCGAGATTTTCAAACAGTTTGCCACACTGGGGTCGATGGTCGACGTGGTGCGACAGCTGCGCAAAGCCGGGCACCGCACCAAAACATGGCGCAGCAGCACCGGCAGATTGCGGGAAGGACGCTATTTTGACAAAGGCTCAGTGTATAAAATTTTGAAAAGCCGCCTTTATCTTGGCGAGATTGCCTACAAGGGACAGGTATACCCTGGCCAACATCAGGCGATTATTGACCGGGAGACATGGGACAAGGTCGAAGCCATCAAACAGAAGGACTGCCCGGCCACACGGCGGCAGTTGAACCGCCATAACCAGCATGCCCTGCTGAAAAGCGTGGCCCGCTGCGCCGGATGCGATTCCGGCATGGTGACCACCACCATGAGCAAAGGCAAAAGTGGCCGCGTCTATCGCTATTACAGCCCTAATGCCTACCTCAAGAAAGCCTGCGAGGGCTGCCCCATTGGCCATGTGCCCGCCGGGGAGCTGGAAGCGGTAGTCTTTGGCCAACTCAAGGCCATGTTCAAGACGCCAGAAATGATCGTCCGCGTATGGGAACAGGCGCGGGAATATGACCCGAACGTCAAGGAATTCCATATCCGAGACGCGTTTTGCGATATCGACCGCATCTGGGATGAATTGTTTCCGGTTGAACAGGAACGCATTGTGCGCCTGCTGGTGGAACGGATCATGGTGTCTCGCAACGGGATTGATATCCGCATCCGCGCCGGTGGGCTGGGATCGCTGGTCTCACAGGTACGCCAGATGCAGACCGCACAGGAGGCAGCCTGATGAAAACGCACACGGAATATCTCGGCAATGGCATCATCAACATTCACGTTTCCTTTGCTGTCAAACGCCGCAACGGACGCAAGCTGATTATCACGCCGGATGGCGGGCAGCCCCTGTTTGAAAGCAAACCGGTGCGGGACAACACCATGATCAAGGTTCTGGTGCGCGCTTTCAAATGGCGCAAGTTGTATGAATCAGGGGTATGCTCATCTTTTGATGCCCTCAGCGAGCGGCTCAAGATCAACAAATCTTATATCGCCAAGGTGCTGCAGGCGAATTTGCTGGCACCCGACATCAAGGAAGCCATCCTGAACGGCACTCAGCCCCGCACCATGAACGCCGCCATGCTTCTGAAACCCTTTCCGCTGGCGTGGGAAGAGCAGCGGCAATGGTTCGGGTTCAGTAACAGCGAAAGCTGCTGACCACCACACCGCAAATCTTGAAATCGGCGTATTTTTCGGTGTCAATCGGCGAAAAATTATCGTTTTCGGCCAATAGCTCCGTTTTGTTGCCGCGTGACGACAGGCGTTTTACGGTCACATCACCGTCCAGGCTGGCCAACACGATCTGGCCATGCTGCGCTTCAAGGCTGCTGTCCACCACCAGAATATCACCGGAGTGGATACCCGCCTTGATCATGGATTCCCCCGATACCTGCACAAGATAGGTGCTTTCAGGATGGCGGATCAGCCATTCGTTCAGGCGCACATGCTCATCCACGCTATCGTCGGGCGGAAACGGGCAGCCTGCCGGGACATGCGTGGTATAAAGAGGCAGCAGATAGCCGTTGTGCTCCGCAAACTTTGCGACTTCGTCAATCAGGCTGGCTGGCACACGCATCGGGCGTGTCGGCTCGCCATACAAGCCGGTGCCTTTCGGGCGGCCAGCCCCTTTTCTAGATCCACCCCTGGGCATATTTTTGATTTCCGCACATTTTTTGCTTGTATCATTTTTATTGTTCCATAGAATAACGCACAGTTTTCTTTTTGCAAGCGGAAGGTTGTTCATATGGCGGTAAACTTTGCGAAATTCGTGCGCACGATGGCCATTGAGCAACTGCGCCCACTGCTGGAAAAAGCGTGCCCTGCCTTTACCGCCGATCAGGATTGGGATCAGCCCACGGCTCGTCTCAAGCAGGATATCATCCGATCCTCTGAGACAATGTCCGAAGAGGAATATACACGGCTGCTGGAAAGCGCCGAACGGCTCTGCGAGATGCAGGATGAACTGGGACAGGCGGCACTGCTGTTTGTCGCTCCTGATGCCACCGCACTGGAAAAACTGCCCGATCCGCTCAGCCGGGGGTGTCTTCTTCTGCTGCTACATCCTGAAGCCTTCCAACGTGCCGAAGAAATCCGCTACGCAGACAACAGTTTCAACAGCCGCATCTGGGCGGCTTTTACGGTTGTGGATGCCAGTCCGCCGGATGTCAGTCCTGACAAGCAGCAGCAACTGGAAGAGGCCTTCCGCGAAACACTTACCAGCAGCCGTAATTTAAAAATCGACCTCTACCAGCGCCCCCGCCGCAACCTCGATAACCAACAGGCGGTCGTGCAGTGCATTGTCTACCACGAAGGCATGACTCAGACCGCCCAGACCTTTCAGGAAGGGCGGATCGAGTCACTGTCCTACAAGCCAGTGCAGGAAGCGGTGCTGGTTTATGAGCAGGAAAAGAAGCTGTTGGAAGTCATTCACCCCGATAAGGACGTGCGTGTTGATCTTGCGAGAGCTTTTGCCCGCGTGGTGCTGGGCACCAATGGCCACTGTGACAAAATCAAGCTACGTCAGGTTGATCTCAGCCCACTGGCACGAGAAATGCCCTTTGGCACTGACCCACAGGATCGCATTCGTTCGGTGCGTGTCACCATGCTGAGATTGCGTACCCACGGCACACCCAACCGCATCATGCTGGAAGTGGCCGCTGGTGAAGATCGGAGCATTCAGGCTTTTTCCAAGGACACCTTTGGGAAATCAGGTGCCCTCGCCAGTGATTACATGATCCAGCAAGCCCGCCTTGCCATTCAGTTTGAGCCGGAACAGGGGCGACGCAAGGGCAAAACAATCAACGTGAAGCTCTCCTACCCTAATGGCTGTGATCTGCGCAACCGTACGGAACGTGAGCAGAAAATTGGCAAAAAATACCTCCGTGAATGGGGCTTGATGCAGGAGTATTAATGCCCCAAAGTCCTCCCAGCCGGACTGCGTTTATGCTGGCACTGCGGCTGGCGGGGCATGCTGCCGCCCTGATTTCCGGGCTGGATATGGAAGAATATTACCCGGAAAGCGGTGCTGAATTGCTGGCCGCCGGTGGATTGATACGCGCTCAGCCGCTGACGACTATCCTGCTGGACGGCATTGATGGTGAGCGCGAGGTTGATCTTGAATGGCGAGACGACCTTGACAGCTATGCCTATTTTACGGTGCGCGGCTGGAGGCGTGTGCCGTCAGCGCGTCTGGCGCGCTATCAGTTGCGATTTGCATGGTTGCCGGAAATATTGAACAGCAGCCTTGATCTTTCCAACCATCCTACGGAGTTGATTCCCTCCTTGTGCTGGGATCTGGGACTGATCACCTTACGCAAGCGCCGGGTGCGGCTTTATTTTGCCCGGCAGGTGGAAGTGAACACGGCGGCGATCACTGATACCCTGCGCAGACGGCAGGGAACCCAAGCAGCGGTGCTTCTGAGCGCTGAACCGGTGGGGAAGGCGATGCCGGGAATCGCCTGTTTGTTGGTCAGCGATGTGTTGGATACCTCTTCCCCTTGCGTTGTAGTGAACCTTGATATGCTCGCCAATGCGGCCTTTGGCCAGTTGCCCGACACCCAGAAGCAGGCATTGATGTGTCTTGAAGATGGCCATCTGCTGATTGTGAATGGCCGGGAATTCCGCTTCCGTGGGGACAAGCATGCGGCAGCGGCCAAGTTTTTAGTAGACGCCTATCATGCCGGTGAGTCCAGTGTTCGCGTAGCCACGCTGCTTGAGGGCATCGGCGCCAGCCTCACTACGAAGAAACTTCCCCAACTTTTTAAAGGACATCCCGACTGGGAGGAAGCCATTGGCACTGGCAATGGTCGGTGCTGGCTGAAAATAGACGCAGGTTAAATTCCTGCCCTCTCTCCTTCCTTTCTCCTCCCTCTCTCCTTCCCCCACACCTGCGAAGCTCCTGTCAGTTCCCACAACGAACCACAGGAGTTTTAAATATGACGGGAGAATTCCTTAGTCCCAAGGAGTTATCGCAGCGCTGGAAGCTGTCCTACAGCACGCTTGAACGGTGGCGATGGCTTGGTGTCGGGCCGAATTACCTCAGGATTGGCGGACGCGTCCGCTACCGCCTTGAAGATATTCTGGCCTTTGAAAGCCTGCATGATGAACAGGCCATCCGCAGTCTTGCCGATAACGCAGAAGTTGAGGCAGTGGCCGGAGGTGCGGCATGCTGAGGAACCGTATCACCCTTGCAGATCTGCGCACGCTGCCGGTTGGCGAGATCATGAATCTGCCGCCAGCGGAATTGCTGCTGTTGCAGGAAGAAGCCGCAGAGGCTTTTGAATCGGCGAAACTTGCCAAGGAATGGCTGGAGAACGCCATAAGGCTTAAATACGACACCCGCTTTCAGGCCTTGCGCCAGCAGCACGACAAGCCGTTTGGCACCGTGCATCTGGACGATGACGGCTGCACCGTCACCTGTGATGTGCCGAAAAAACCCGAATGGGATCAGCAGAAGTTGGCAGCGGTGGTGGAACAAATCCGCACTGCTGGTGACAACCCTACAGAATATGTTGAGATTTCCTACAAGGTGGCCGAGCGCAAGTTCACCGCCTGGCCGGAACATATTCGGCAGACGTTTGCCCCTGCGCGGGTACTGAAAGCTGGGAAAGCAACGGTTTCCATCAAAATGAATGAGGGAGGCCAGCCATGACCCTCCCCATCATCACCGCCGACCAGCGGTTGGCAGAAAAGCGCGGCATCAAAGGCTGCATCTTCGGTAAACCCGGGATTGGCAAAACGTCGCTGTTGTGGACGTTGGAGCCAAGCAAAACGCTGTTCTTTGACCTTGAGGCCGGCGACCTTGCCGTTGAAGGGCTGAAGATTGACAGCATCCGCCCGCGCACCTGGGTGGAATGCCGAGATTTTGCGGTGTTCATTGGTGGTGCCAACCCGGCGCTGCGCGATGATCAACCCTACAGCACCGCGCATTTCCAAGCCGTGTGCGAAAAGTTCGGCGATCCCGCTGGCCTCGACCGATACGAGACCATCTTCGTTGATTCCATTACCGTGGCAGGACGGCTGTGCTTTCAGTGGTGCAAAGGGCAACCCCAGGCGTTCTCGGACAAAACTGGTAAACCAGATACGCGTGGCGCATATGGCCTACACGGCCAGGAAATGATCGCGTGGCTGACCCACCTGCAGCACACCCGAGCCAAGAACGTTTGGTTCGTGGGGATTCTGGATGAAAAGACCGATGACTTCAACCGGCGGTTTTTTGCGCCGCAGATTGAGGGCAGCAAAACTGGCTTGGAACTTCCTGGTATCGTCGATCAGGTCATCACCATGGCGGCGATTACACCTGAAGATGGCGCAAACCCTTACCGCGCCTTCATCTGCCACACCCTCAATCCCTTCGGGTATCCGGCGAAAGACCGTTCTGGGCGGCTGTCCCTGTTGGAAGAGCCGCACCTCGGCAAACTGATGACTAAGGTGCGGCAACCGGCAGAACGCCACCTGTCGTGGGATGTGCCGCCCGCCGCCTGATTCTCCTCCATCCTAAATCTTCAACCCTCACCACAAGGAACCCATTGCCATGTCTTGGAACGACTTCAACACCGCTGATGAACAACGCGATTACGACCTGATCCCGAAAGGCACGCTTGCCCGCGTGCGCATGACCATCCGCCCCGGCGGCCTGAATGAGCCTGCCCAAGGCTGGACAGGGGGCTATGCCACACGCGGCAAAAGCAACGACTCCGTCTATCTTGACTGTGAATTTGTGATCCTTGAGGGCAAATACGCCAAGCGTAAAATATGGACACTGATTGGCCTGTACAGCCCCAAGGGGCCAGATTGGGGCAATCAGGGGCGCGCCTTCATCAAGGGCATCCTCAACTCATCGCGCCGTCTTAATCCTAAGGATAATTCCCCAGAAGCCTTGGCCAGACGCCGCATTGCGGGATTTCAGGAACTGGACGGTATCGAGTTTCTTGCCAAGATTGACATCGAACACGGGGATCGTGGTGACAAGAACATCATCAAGCTGGCCATTACGCCGGATCACAAGGAATACGCCGCGTTGATGGGCGGAGCTGGTTATACCGCCCCTGCCGTAGGGTACGCACCGCCAGTCGCTGCGCAGCAATCAGTGTCTGCGGCTACTCCCACTAACCGCCCCAGCTGGGCGCAGTAACGGGGGCGGTGATGATTTTACGACCTCGGCAGAAGCTGTTTGTTGAGCGCAGCCTGACTGCTCTCAATGCCCACGGCAACACCCTTGGCGTGGCACCCACCGGTGCGGGCAAGACGGTGATGTTGTCAGCGGTAGCGGGCGGCCTGCTGCAAAAAGGCGGCAAAGCCTGCATCCTCGCTCACCGTGATGAGCTGACCAGCCAGAACGAAGCCAAGTTCCGCAAGGTCAATCCAGCCGTATCCACGAGCGTTGTTGATGCAAACGCCAAAAATTGGGCGGGACAGGCTACCTTCGCCATGGTGCAGACTCTGTGCCGCCCGCAGACGTTGGATTCCATGCCCGCCCTCGATCTGCTGGTGGTGGACGAGGCGCATCACATCACGGCGGGCAGTTACCGACGGATTATTGAAAAAGCGCAGACGCTCAACACGAATGTGCGGATTTACGGCGTTACCGCCACCCCGTCACGCGGCGATAAAAAAGCCCTGCGCGAAGTGTTCAGCAATGTGGCTGACCAGATCCGTATTGGCGAGCTGATTGCCAGTGGGCACCTCGTGTCGCCGCGCACTTTTGTCATTGATGCCGGTGCTACGGGTGAATTGCAAAACGTCCGTAAACTGGCCGATGACTTCGACATGAAGGCCGTTGAGGCGGTGATGAACAAATCGCCCGTCACCGATGCCGTCATCCGCCACTGGCGGGAAAAGGCCAGCGACCGCAAAACCGTTGTCTTCTGCTCCACATTGAAGCATGCCGCCGATGTCACCGCTGCCTTTCAGGTGGCGGGTATTGCCGCCGTGCTGGTACATGGCGCGTTATCGGTAGCCGAGCGCAAGGCCGCGCTGGCCTGTTTTGAAAACGGCCAAGCGCAGGTGGTGGTCAACGTGGCTGTGCTGACCGAAGGCTGGGACTATCCGCCTACGTCCTGTGTCGTGCTGCTACGCCCGAGTTCCTTCAAATCCACCATGATCCAGATGATCGGGCGGGGACTGCGTACCATCGATCCAGAGATTCACCCTGGCATCCTTAAAACCGACTGCGTGGTGCTGGATTTCGGCACCTCGACGCTGCTGCATGGCTCGCTGGAGCAGGATGCCAGTCTTGATGTGCGGGAGAGTAAGGCCAGCACTTCCCTGACCAAAACCTGCCCAGCCTGCGCCGGTGAGATTCCATTGCGGGAAAGAGAATGCCCGCTCTGCGGCGCGGAGCAGCCGCAGAGCGAAGCCGAGGTCGGTGACGAAGCCCTGGCCGATTTCGTCATGACCGAGATCGACCTGCTCAGCCGTTCCAGTTTCCGCTGGTGCGACTTGTTCGGCGATGACGCCGCGCTGCTGGCGCAGGGATTCAATGCGTGGTCGGGGGTATTTTTCCTCGAAGGCCGTTGGCACGCGGTGGGTGGCGGCAAGGAGCTACCAGCACGCCTGCTAGCCATTGGTGACCGCATGGTGGCACTGGCCGCCGCCGATGACTGGCTCAATGATAATGAAACTGACGACAGCGCCAGCAAAACCCGCCGCTGGCTGAGTTTGCCTGCAACCGATAAACAACTGGAATTGCTGCCCACGGAATACCGCAGCGATTACGGTCTGACCCGTTATCAAGCCTCCACCCTCATCACCTTCCGCTTCAACCGCCGCGCCATCCAGCAACTGGTGTTCACGGCTTCCAGACACAGGGAGGCGGCGTGAGATGTGCAATCTGTATCAGACAGGAGCGCGGGTTCGGCTGGTTCGATCCACAAACGCCGCTGTTCAGTCCGCAGCGCCAGAAATCCTACCGCAAGTTATGCTCCATGCGCTGCCAGGACATCTACGCGACGCAGCGGCGGAGGCACGCCATGATTGACCCGACCCCACTGGAACGCGCCGCCCTGCAGGCATGCCTGAAGCCCATGGGCGAACTCATGGCCGAAATCGGCTTTGACGTGCCGCCCGCCCGCTACAGCCGTGAGCAGGCGTTGCAGCTGATTGAGGTGATCGTGACCGCCTTTCAGGAGCGAATTGTCGCCGCCAGCGCGGATGCCCCGGAGGTGCCGTTTTGATGCTGGATTTTAACCACCGCCCCGCACCCGCCGAACGCATCCTTGAAGCGATTGATGCGGCTCTGGAAGCACGGCATGCCGCACAGAAACCACGGAATTACCTGGGCGCATCCCGCATCGGCGCCGACTGCAACCGCGCCTTGCAGTACGAATATTTGCACACGCCGGTGGATGCTGGGCGCAGTTTCAGTGGCAAGCTGCTGCGAATATTTGAGGCAGGCCATACCTTTGAAGCCATGGCGGCGGGCTGGCTACGCTTGGCTGGGTTCGACCTTTTCACCGAAAAAGCGGATGGCAGCCAATTTGGCTTCACAGCGGCAGGCGGGCGCATTCGCGGCCATGTGGACGGTATTATTAACGGCGCACCCGCTGAACTTGGGCTGACTTTCCCGATGCTATGGGAATGCAAGGCGCTCAACAATAAGTCGTGGAAGGACACGCAAAAGCGTGGCCTTGTGCTCTCAAAACCCGTTTATGCCGCGCAAATCGCCATTTATCAGGCGTATCTAGATTGTTCTGTGCCCGGTGTTGCCAGCAATCCTGCACTGTTTACCGCTATCAATAAGGATACGGCAGAAATCTACATCGAACTGCTACCGTTCGATGCTGCACTGGCGCAAAAGATGAGCGACCGTGCCGTCAATATTCTGCAAGCCTGCGATGCCCACGAACTGTTGCCACGCATTGCCAATGATTCCGCGCACCACGTCTGCAAGATGTGCGCCTGGCAGGATCGATGCTGGGGGCAGCCATGAGCAATGTCCACTGGCTGGATTTTAATGATGCCGCTGAACAAACGCCAGAAGAGTCCTTCGAGACACGGCGGGAACGGCTGCGCGGGGAGTTGATTGGGCAACTGCCCAGCGTTCTGCACCATCTTTTCCCCAGCGGCAAAATCCGTAACGGCGCGTTCAAGATTGGCGGCCTTGACGGACAGCGCGGCGATAGCCTCACCGTCACCCTGCGCGGAGAACAAGCCGGATTGTGGCAGGATTTCGCCACTGGTGAAGGCGGCGATGTTTTTGACCTGTGGGCAGCCGTGCACCGCTTGGACACGCGGCGGGATTTTGCCGCACTGCTGGACAGTATCGACAACTGGATGGGCACCGCTCCGGTGCGCCAAATGCCCCGCCGCGAGCCGCCCACCGATGATCTCGGCCATGCCACTGCCCGCTGGGATTATCTGGATGCGGCAGGCAACCTCATCGCCTGCGTCTACCGCTATGATACGCCGGACGGCAAGGAGTTCCGCCCCT